TCCTATGGTTAATTCATACACAATGTTATAGCACATATCATAAATTATCAGAATCTTTTTCTTTATTTTTTTGTAAAAAAAACCCCAATAAAAAAAATTATCAGGGAGAACGTTTAAACATAAGAAGTTACACACTAACTAAATTGCTTAAATATGATCAAGAAAAGTTTTGTGTTGAAAAAAGGTGTATGGAGTGGGTAATGTATGGACAGTTTTTCTCTTGAAAAAAGAGAAGCCTCTGAAGCTAACAGCCATAAACTGACTTCAAAGGCTCGACCAAATAGTCAAAACTAACAAGATGTTAGCTAAAATGAAAAATATGCGCAACATCTTAGTTCAAGTTTCTAAAACGGTCAAGCCTAAAGAAAAAGTTGTCGTTAGCTTCCAGAGTTTTAAATATTAAAAAATTTAAATTGGAGCTATTTTCATGACCGATCAAGTTCAAGACAAATCCACTAATTACTTTTCAAAAGCACTTCTAATCGTTGATGATTTACTAGTCGACCCATACGACTTTCGCCTCTACATGAAACTAAAAAGAATCGCTGGTCAAAACGACCGATGTTTTCCATCCAGGAAAACTTTAGCAAAAGAGTGTGGTATGTCGGAATCAACAATCGATAGAAGACTTAAAAACCTAGCAATGCCAAGAGAAGAACTTGGTGGCTCTCCACTTATAGTAATAAAAGAAAGAGTCGACAAAGAAACGGAGTCACAAAAATCAAATCTTTACATTCTCCCGGACTTAGAGCTGTACAATGTTCAAAAATATTTTAGGGGGTA